CTAGGAATTGTTTAACGTAGCCCGAGAGCGTCGAGTCAGCCTGCAAGCGAGTCATCAGGGCATCAAAAACCGTTGCGGGTTTGCTCATTTCTCCGTCCCCCTGTTCTTGAAGTGCTTATCCAAGACCTCCGTAAAGATGCGAACCGTCCGATCCTTCATCAGCGCCACGCCCTTCGTCATGTAGTGGCGAGCGGGAATGGTGACGGATTTCTTGAGGACGAAAAGCGCGATGTTTTTCTTTTTCGTCTTCCTCTGCATCAATAGCAAGTTCCCATTCTTTGTTCTCATGAAAAACGTATTCTTAAAGTCACGAGCCCTCAAGGCTCCTCCTCGCAACTGGGAACCGGACTTCGTCAAGGCGTCACGCAACGGGATAGTCAGCCATTTCGCGCGCTTTGGCCTTATCACGCCGCCCGTCTCATGGATGTCCGCATAGGAGACGCGAGCGCCGGAGCGAACACCGCTCCCGACAACCCCGACGACATCATTCCCGATCCGTCCGACGAGGGAATTGAATGAGGAGCGCAGGCGTCCTGTTCTTGTCTTTAGGACTTGCCCGCTTAAAATCTCCTTCTTCATCAGCCTCTCCATATCCAGAGTCAATCTCCGCATAAAGGACATCGTCACGCTCTCGCGGTCGCTGGGCGCAAGCGTCTCAATCGTGCGCCGGATCGCGAGGAGATCATTCTGGTTAAACTGCATCTCGATATACAAACCCCTTACCTCCAAATCCTGTATTTTTCCCAAATCGCCTCAGCCTGTTTCCTCAAATTCGCAGGTTTATAAGTCAGCGTCTCGCCCTCAAAGGCATTCACGCCACCCTTCACCTCGAGATAGTCCGCCATAACGAACTGTGCGAGGGCGAGTTTAAAGTCCTCAGGGATCGTCGCCTCCGTATAGCCAGCCGTATAGGTTATCTTAACGTTCCGAATGCCTCGCATGAAGCACCCGACATCCAGTTTGACGATCCCCTCTGCCGTATAGAACGTATAATCGCCCGAGTCAATCAAGGTATCCGATCCATAGACGCGGTCGAGATCATCATAGATCGCCTTGATGGATGTGATCGGGAGGTGCCGGAGGATAAGAGAAGAAGTCCCGTCCCCGTCATAATATTCCGTCCTCTCCTCGCTCTCCAAATCCTCAAAGTCTTTTGAGCGCGCATTGATAAAATCCGTCAAGACTAAGTCGTCGTCGCTGTTTGTCAGGCCGAGTTTCCGTTTAACGTATGCAAGCGTTATCAACATCTTTAGCAACCTCCTTGAATATTTCCGCGAGTCTTTTTCCGGCCAGTTCCCAAGTCAGTTTCGCATGAATCCTGTCCGACCCTCGCTTCGCCCTCCTTGCCGCGGAGTCGTAGTCGTTCACGACGTTAAAGATTTGATTTATCATGTCGCTCGTATCAGGGACATAGGCGCCAGTCTTCAAATTGTCATAATTCTCTAGCGTCTGTTCCCAGATGTTTGTCTTGATCGGATAGCCGACCCGAGCATCGAAGAAGTCCGCGCACCCAGTCTCCGAGATTGATATGGCCGGACAGCCCGTTGCCATCGCCTCGCAAAGCGTCAAGCCCCAGCCCTCGCCAATCGTCGGGAACAGGAAGCAGTGGGCGGAGTAATAGAGGTCTCGCAACTCCTCGCGCGTTAATTTCCTTGTATCAAATATGACGTTCTTATTCGCCCCCATAACGGTCGCGCGTCCCGCATACATTTTTAGAGGAAGGCGGAGGAGGAGGCGCCGGAACCCGACAAAGTGCCCGTCCTTAAATGCGATCTCGCGCCAGCGATTCCGAACTTGCCGAAGCGATTGGCGCCAAGTTATTTTCGGAACCGTCGTCTTGATGTAAATCTCAAGGTTTGGAACCTTATCGCACAACTTCACGGCCTCAAGGACGGAGAGATAACCCTTACGGGGATTGGAGGCTCCGACCCAAAGGAGCCGGAACCGTTGACTGCCCCCGCGAAACGTCCGCTTCCTGTACGGAAACTCCGAAGGGACAACCCCCTCGCGGCAGATGTAGACGCGGTCTTTCCTCTCGAAATGAGGCTCAAAAACCTTCTTGCAAAACGTCGACGGAAGGATGAGCGCATCCGCATTCTTTATCGCCTTTAAATATGATTCCGGTAATTTGAGAAACTCCCACATCGTCAGGAGTACGTTATATTTTCCAGCAATCGGCCTGAAATTATCTGCGGAGACGATATGGAATGCGATCTTTGCCTCATCGTCGTATTCGATCCCGAAATTCTTGCAGTAATCGTATAAGTGCTGATTATGGGTCATATATCCGAGCGAGTTCCCGCTGACGTCTCGCGGTTTTATGACCCAGTGAACTTTCAAGGGATTGTTCTCCATCATGCGATCGACTCCAATCCCGCGAACTCTCCGGAGTCCTTTGTCACGATCCCGCGCCTGATCTCACGCATGGCAACATGACAGGCCTCGTGTTCTATCTTCTGGGCTGGATCTCCTTCGATCTCTGTTCCGCATTCCGGACAAATGTATTTAGACTTCTGTCTCATCATGGCGCAATGACCTCCAGTGATGGGCGCGTCAGGGTCACCTTGTCGCGATCGCACCCCGAACACCGCCACCAATCCGAACACGGTCTATCCGTCGCGTAAGGTTCAAATGCTGGGTCAAAGATGTTGCCGACTTTCGCAAGACCCTCGACCTTGTCAAAGATACAGCGATAGGCGTCCCCATTCGGCTGTATGTTCAAGTGCGTCCGCCCTCCGGAGCAAAGCATAAGCGCATCCTCCTTCGCCTCCGGCTTCTTCATGAAGAACGTCTCGCGATCCTGCGCGATGTAAGGTCGGAGGAAATCCCGTTCCTCTTGCGTAAAGGAATACGGGAAGAACTTCGTCTGCGCGTATGGGTCGACATGGAACCGGAACCCGAGGCGCTCGAAATGCGCCCGATAGTGCGGGAGCATATACATTTGTTCGGGATAGGTGACGAAATTGACCGTCACGTTAAAGCCCCTCGCCTTGAGCAAAAGGATTTTCCCCGTAAAGACGTCATTCGTCATCTTCCCAGTCGGGTGGAGCGAGGCGGTTATCGAAAACACCTTCTCTGGGGATATTCGCTGGACGAACTCCGTCAAGTCCCCGACAAGGTTTGACGTCATTGCAATCCTTCTCGCATTCAGGCGTTCGAGCATTCGGAAAAAGTCAGGTTGCATCGTCGGTTCGCCACCGCTTATGTCAAGCGTCTCAATGTCGAGGCGATTTAAGGCCTCAACCCATCGGTCAACTGGCAGGAATGGTTCCGGAGTAAACTCTCCGTTCTTCTGCGCCTGTCTCTGCCAGCAATAGGGACACCAGTTCTGACATTGCCAAGTGATGAAAAGGATCGCGCTTTTAAGCATCCGGCACCTCTTGCGATGCCATGACCTTCGCCATGTAACGCCTCGCCATCCTGTCATCGACGTCGAGGGCATAGACTTTCTTCGCCCCCATGCCTTTCTCGAAGCAAAAAGAATACCAGCCGTCCCGACACGCCACATCGAGGACGGATTTCCCAGCGACCTTGACATGGTCGAAGATGAAGGGAGCGGTTGGATTCAAATCCCATTGCCCCTCGACATTGATTCCTTTCTCTGGGATTTTGAAGGTATGATAAAATTCGACTCTCATCTCAGTTTAAACCTCGCAAACGGGAGGAGCGTCTCGGCCTGCCCCCCGCAATTCAAGACCTTGTGACCGAGCGACTCGGCGACGACCTTAATCATCTCCAAGTCCCTCCTCAAATTATCAATCCCCATAATCAAAGGGTCTGGAGTCCCTTTCCCGTAAAAATGATCGCGTCCGTCCTTCTTGTAAATCAGGTCACTTCCGGCAATGCAAAGCCATAACTGTTGTTTTGAATGAAAACAATGATTCAAAAGATGACAGATTGAGTTCAGGAGCATCGTCCCGCCCTCTCGCTGGCCGTGATAGAAGGGCGTCTGCATGAAGCGGACGACCTCATACCAGCCATTCCTCTGCTTCTCACTCGGTTTCGCATTCGTCGGGATCATGAAATAGTCCTCGGAATGAATCCAGCACTCAAGGTTCGCGGGATCAATCATCCATGAGTTATTCATCGCATAAAGCGCGTGTCCATCCGCAAGGTATCGAGCCCCATGCTCCGCGTACCAATCCTTGACGTATCCTGCCGATCCGAGCAAAAGAATTTTCTTCATAACTCCCATTCCCTCCATCTAGCGAATGGCTCGGCGGAGGCGCGGGTGAAAGGGTAAAAGACCGCGCCGTCCGCCAAACCAATCATTTCCGCTTTTTAAGCGGTCACAATGCGAGCGAATGCCGCAGACTTCGCGATCGCCAAACCCCAGCGCGTAATCATGCGGAATTGCGTCTCATCGTAATCGAAGCGACTGTACGGATTCGCCTCAATCGACATCGCCCCAGACCGTCTGCCGAGGTAGAAGTAATTGAAGTTTCCGAAAATCGCCATCAACTTCGATGATCCGTCCGTATTCGCAATCTTCTCCGTCACGCCATACGGGAACTCATAGATCGTCGACGGCGCCTGAGCCCCAGCGTACTGGAACAGAGGGATACCATCGGTCGTCTTGAGCGACCGGACGTAGTGCATGGCGAGTCGCCCAATGAGCCAGCGGGCGTTTCCGACCAGCCCTTGCTCAATGTTCGAGATCGCCTCCGAGAGATCGGACGTTGTGACGGTAGACATTGATGCGCCGCTCGTCACGGTGCTGTATCCGCAAGCCGCCGTTCCGAGACCGCTGACAGGGTCTCCCGTCCCGTTGATCATCTGGTTATCCAGTTCAATGCCCATCGAATAGGCGAACTGTTCGGTCAGGAGACCGACGACGTCGACAGCCCCATCGGCGAGCAACTCGTTCGTCATGGCGCTGTAAGCCGTCAGTTTCTTGGCCTGTAAGTTCACCTGATCGAATGTCGGATCGCTCTGTGTCAACTGAGTCGATTCCGACTTCCATGCGACGCTCGGGAGCGTCAGCTCGGCAGGCAGGTAAAGATTGTCGCTCGACATCGCGAAGACGCGCGCGAGCTGGAGCGCATACGAGCGGTTGCGCGCCAACTGGATGATGTCCCATTGGAACTCATCGGGAACGAGATAGGCGCCCTGTGCGGCGGTCGTCTCATTCAAGGTCGTCTTGCTGATGACGTCGATCATGAATTTGCAGAACTCGTCGATCTTCTCCTCCTTGTCTAAGGAATCGAATCCGACGTTCTTTCCGAGCAAGGATCGGATGCCGATGGCCTGCTTCGACAGTTTCCGCCCCTTGTACGTCTGCGGGATCGTGTTGATGAAGGGCGCGCTCATTTTTGTGAGCGGAAGCGCTTCGATCTTCACGATCCGTTCCTCCAGACCCTTCACCGAATCGCCGACTTTCTTCACTTCGGCACTCATCGGCTCAAGGCCTTTGGATACGGCTTCTTGTAATTCTTCCGGTTTCATAATTTCTCCTTGTTTTTTTGCAGAAGACGTTCCGTCTCCCGCTTTATTGCACCCTCAACGTCGCCTCCCGTAAGCGCAGGTCTGGGATCGGGTTCTCCGTCCCCCTCGCTGAAAAGCGTCTCCGAGTAATGCGATTCTTTTGCATCGGGTTTCACGCCCGAGGAGGCCTCCGGCATCTGCTGTTCCTCTCCCGCCGCCTCCTCCTCATCATTCTTCCCATCGGCGCCAGCATCCTTATCCGCGCCGCTTTCGTTATCTTTTTTGGCAAAATTTTTCCGTTCCGGTTCCTTCAAATCCCCAGCCTCAAAGCCCTTAATCGCCATCTCGCAAAGTTCCGCCTCCTCTTGAGCGGCGGAACGCCCCAACTGCAAGGCTTGGCGATTGGAGGGGACGACGACTTGAGAGATTTCGAGCAGTTCGACGTCCGTGAACTTCCGCCCCGTGATGAACTCTCCGGCATCGGACTTCTCCTTGATCCATTCAAACTCATGACCGATGAAGCCGATGGAGAAGGAGGCAATGCCCTTTTGAGCCAAAACCCAAGCCCAGTCCGCTTCATCGTTCCCCATTCCAGCGTAGTAGCGGAATCGCGTCTCAAGGCCTTTGTCCGTGACTTTGACAGATTCCGCCTCCCCGATCTGTTTCCGGAGATCATCGTATCGATGGGAGGAGAGCAAAACCGGATGCTGTTTGTAAGACTTCAAGCGCTTCTCAAATGCGGCAGGCAGGACAACGTCCCCGTCCCGATCCACTTGTTTTGTCGAGACGATGGCATCGACCGTTAACGCATCCGCATCAATGGATTTGATCTCGCACTTGTAGAATTTCAGGATTTTCTTTTCATCACTCATTGCATCATTCTCCTTCCGATTCAAGGTTCAATTACGGGCGCAAGCGTGCATCTGCAATTCACGACCTCCCCGACCGCTCCGTTTGCCATGTCGGCGGGGAAAAGGAGTCCGTTTGAGAATTTCTTATCGAGTGCAATAGCCCCCTGTGATTCGCAGGCTCGGTGCGTCTCGCGGACGAACTCATCGCCAGCCGTCAGCCATTCCTTTCGCTCCACGCCTTGATTCTCATAGTAGAGGTGCGACCCTCCGTTGATCGCCCCGCAAGTCTCCGTCCTCGCGATTAACTTCGCGCGCCAGCCCGCGTCATTGAAAAAGTTCCGCAACTCCGCCCGAACCTCCTCTCCGAGTTCGAGTATCCGCTCCGCGGACATCTGCCCCGCATCGCCCTCTGAGACAGAGGTCTGGAGCGTCCTCTTTATTCGCGCCTGTATTGCATTCTTGAGGGTCTCGTTGACGATCTTTATCTTGTCCGATCGAATTGCGAGATAGGAGGAGGCGGCCTGCCGGAGCAGGTCATCGGCGATTGATTTGACGCGCGCCCCATCATCTACGCCCTTACGCCCAGCGAGGGCAGAGCGCCCGATGTCAATCCCCTGATTGATTGATTCCTCAATCATGGGTTTCGTATACTTGGCGAGCCTATCGTCCTGCTTCTCCCAGTCCAGAGCGAGGGTTCCCTTTCCAAGTTCCTCGGATGGCGTGGCGAGGACTCGACCGCGCAACTCATAGAGGTATCTGTTCATCTTCCGCTCAAAGGCCTTCTCGAGGACATTCTGGCGCCTTCCAAACCCCTTGAGGATTCCTGCCTGAAATACCGATCGCTTAGGGATGGCGGGAAGCCCCGCTTGTTTGGCTCCCTCTTGTTCTTCTTCTGAAATTTGCTCGGAGTTTCCGGAGGCATTCCCGCCGCCGCCCTCGCCAGCAGGAGACGGGGAGGGTTCCTCAAAGCCCTGCTTCAAAGCCTCGCTCGCTGGCATCTGCCCGAACCCGATCCACCACTCCTCGCGCCAGTCGCGTTTGTCGAAGCCGAGGTCGAGTTTCTCGTTAATCTCGTTTGCCGTGAAGCCCATGTCCCAGAGCGTTTTCGCTGTCGTGACTTTTGCGGCGAAATCCTCCTGAAAGGCTGGGACATTCTTCAAGTCGAACTTAAAGACGAGGCCGCCCCCATACTTTGTCATGACGAAGGCGTTGAAGGAGTCCTCAAACTTCCGCAGGATCGGCATCAGGCAGTAGAGCCAGAAGATTTTCATCTGCCCCTGAAAGGTCGAATAGTTCAGGTCGTCCGTGATATTGAAAAGCGCTTTCGGCGTCTTCCATATCCCCAAGATTTCCTCGCGAGTCATGCGCTTCTGCTCAACGAAGTCCATGTCCTTGTGAGAATTCGAGATCGTCGAGGGTTTCAAGCCCTTCTCAAAGACTGCGGGTTTGAAGGCATTCTTCCGACCGCCATAGCGCGACTTCCACCACTCCGTCAAGCGCTCGATTTGATCCTTCGTCAGGGTCGCGTCCGTCGAGAGTATGAAGTTCGGAGTGGCGTCATTCTTGAAGAAAGCGCGATTGAATTCGAGAGAGGCCTGATCGATTTCAACCTCCTCCGCAATCGCATCAAGTGGGGAGAGGCCGCGCATGGGATTGTAAGGGTTGAAGGATTTCGTGTGGATGATGTCCTCCGTTGGAATATCCTCGGAGATTGCGCCCCCAGTCCATTTCCAAGCCGTTATCGCTCCCGTCTCCCTGTCGATCTGCTCCCGCATCTTCGCGGGCGAAAGATTCACGAACTCCGGCAGGCCTCGCCCCGTCTCGGAGCCAATCGTCCGTATCATGCGGACGAAGGCCTCGCCATAGAGCGCATAGAAGCCCGACCACTCTTGAAGGAAATCGCCCCAAGACTGCTTCGCATTCGGTCTTGCCATCCTGTCGGCCAGAGTCCCAGTCGTTGTCGAGTCCTTCGCCTCCTCGCCCGAGCGCGTGAAGAAGGCAAAACCCGCCTGCGGGATGTTGTCGCAGATGGCCGTGATCGCCTTGAAGACGGAGGCCACCTCCTTCATTGGGAACTGGACGGCCTTGTCCCCGAGCGTCAACGATTGCCCATAGATAAAAAGTTTATTCCACGTCGAGGACGTAGACTTCTTCTCGTATTCATCGATGATCTGTTTCTCCAGTCTCCCAATTACCGCGTCGTCGATTTCGGCGACTGGTTTTTTCCCAACCTCAAAGCGTCCGAGTTTTAAATACATTTCCTCTCCCCATTATCCGATGTCATAAACGAGACGACCCTGCGAGCGCGTCCAAGCCTCAATCGCGAGCGCGAGCGACCAGAAGGCGTCCCCATGCCCATCCGCTGTCGTCGGAGCCTTGAGGTCGCAGTCAACGGAAAGCAACTGCCGCTTCTGGCGCTCATCTGGCAAGAGTGCCAGCGCCTCGCGCGTTATCTCCGCATCCAGTCCCGCCGCGATCCTGAACTGCTCTTTTGCGGAGAAAGTCACGCCATCCATCTCCGCAGGCAAGACGCCAGTCTCTTGGAAACCCTCAAACTCTGCTCGCGTATTGTCAAAAAGTAGAACCTGCATTCCGAAGACCTCGATTGCCTGTCTCAGGTATTCGATCTGATCCTTGTACTCCCAACCGTCCATAAACTTTGAGTGCAACTGAACGAGGCGGCCAGCCTCGCGCTCCTCCAAGACGCACAGATGCGAGGGATGGGTCTTCTTCCCAATGTCAAAGCCGCCAACGACCGTATTTCCGCTCTTGCAATATCCGGCGGTTCCCGTAATCTCTGAATATGGATTGATGACCGAATGATTCAGTAAACCGCCGCTTATGATCCTCTCCAATTTCTCCGGCGTGATGAAGGACTCGGTCGAGCGCACTGGAACGCACCGGAACTCCTTCGCGAAGGCCTTGTCGCCAATCGTCAGTCTGATCTTCTCCAACTTCTCGAAGGGGAAACATTCAGGCCAGAGGACGCGCTTATCGGAGGCGCTGATCGGGGTCGGATAGAATTTGACGTTGTAGGTGTCCTTCTGTGACAGTTCATAGAAAAGGTCTTCTCGGTCTTGCGGCGTCCCGACGACGTGGAGGAAGTCGCGCGGCATCGACTCCAGTTCCTCAAAGAAAACGCGCTTGATCTTCTCCAGCGTCCCCATCTCGACCATACTCTGAGGGTCTCGGAGGATGTCGTCACAGATCATCCCCTTCGGATGGCGGCCACGATTGAAAGCGAGGATGCCCTCCGGCTCGCAGATGAACTCGCGCCCATCGAGGCCGTAGCGCAGGATCGACTCCGCATCCGTCAGCGACCGGAACCCGCCAAAGACCTCCGGCAGAGCGCTGATAATGCGCTTCAAGCGCTTCAGGTGGTAAGCGGCCATGTCCTCGCGATAGGAGATGAAAAGATATTCGTTGTAAATCCCCTCCATCCGCAGGAGGAGCCAAGCCAAGAAGCCGAGGGCGACCGTGGACTTGAGGTGAAAGCGCGGGGCAATCGTCGCCGTGCGCGCATAGACCTGCAAGCGGTCGCACCACTCGAGCAGGTGATCGCCGTACTCGAAGCGACCCTCGACGCGCTTGACGCCTATCGCGAAGACGGAGAAGAAGAAATACGCGAACTCACGACGCGCTTGACGCTCTTTGAAGACGAGCGAGGAGGCGCTGTTGCAGTTCTCGGTCTTCCCCTGCGAACAATTCTCCGTCTGCTGTTCCATTTCCGCCGTTGCCACCATTTGCTGACACCCTGTTTATGATCTGATTATTCACGACCGCCCGCTTATCCATCCAGCGTTCGGGTGCGCGATTGGTTAAGAAAAAGATTTGAGCCGTTACGTTGCCCTTCATCGCGGAGCCAAAGAGCGAGTCCTCGACACTCTGGATGCGCGAGCCAATGATCTCGTCCGTCATGCGCGCTATCCGCTCCTCCTTCTGCCGCCAGCGCCAGAAGTTTGAGGTATCGATCTGCGCCGCCTTGCAGGAGGCGGAGATTGAGACGCCGCGCTTGAGGGAGCGAAGGATTGAGAGTAGTTTCCGAGTCTGGAGCGACATCCTCTTGGGTTTCCGTTCCGGAGCCGGAAGCGCTTTCATCGTTTCCAGCGCTATCATGCCGCCGCCTCCCCGCGCCCCATGACGCGCAGGCGACAGTCGCGAGTCTTGACCGCATTGATGATGTAAAGGACTGCGGCCATAGGACAGCCCTCGTCCCCGCAGGTATAGCAGTCAATACTCATGTATTTCGATTCCGGATATGTGTGGGCGCTGAAATGGGACTCGGCGAGAACGAAAAGCACGGTCTCGCCCTGCGGCTCAAAGCGATGGGAGAAGCGATTGACGGCCTTCATGCCACTCAACTCGATTGCTCGCTCGCAGAGGCCAGCGACATCGCGAGGCATCTCGGACATCCAGAGGTCGCAGAGGACGTGCTTACCCTTGCTGTCCATCGCCATCCCCCCCCCCAGCCTCAACGGCCTCAAATTCCTTCTCGATCAAGTCCTGAGGGATTTCCAGTTCTGGAAACTCCTCCTTTATCCTCTCAATGTCACCCTTGTAAAAGACCAAGACATTCTGGTGCGTCTTCACGACCTTCCGCTTCTTGAAGACCCGAGCCGCTCGCAAGGGCGCAGTCCCGACAGGGTCAACCAGCACCAGTTCGTTGTAGAGCGCCATCCCGTAGCGCGAGAATATGTCCTTGATGTCGGACGGGAGGCCAAGATAGACGCCGCGCTTATCGCGCACATCTCCGACGACAATGAATGCGAAGCGATTGGATTTCAGGCAAGCGATGGATCCGGAGAAGGCCTTGTCCATGATTGCGAGAAAGTCCTTGTATGAGGCCTGATTGCTCGCGTCATTCGGGAGGTCGCTATAATGTTCAAGATCGAAGTAAGGAGGGCAGGAAAAGAGCAGGTCTTGGCTCTCTGGCGCCAAGTGCGCCGCAATATTCTGCCCATCATCGCAGGCATAGCGCGCTGGAAGGTTTGCCTCATCACATCGCTTTTGGTTCAGTTCCGCCTGTTCCTTCCGAAGTTCGGTTCCGAAAAACGGATGGCCGAGGCGCGAGGCCACGAACCCGAAGACTGTGTCGCCAGCGAAAGGGTCAAAGGCAAGGCCGCCATCTGGACAAAACCAGCGGCAGGCGATCTCGGCAAGGACTGGGTCAAGGATGGAGACGCCGCTGTTGATCGTCGTCAGGTTTGAGAAACCCAGCAACCCCTCGCGGCTCTCACCCATGTCCCCGATCAGCGCCCGCCAAGCCCTCTTCCGATCCATCCAGTAGCCTTGACGGGCATCGAGGACAGAGAACGGAGGAACCAAGAAGCGCTCCGCGAGGCGCCCGCTTGCCGCCCCGCCCTTATCCTTCAAGCCAAGCCCAAAGCCATCGTCCAGTTCGTCGGCTGTGAAGCCGACGTCGAGAAGGACATCATGGTCAAAGTTCGCCAGTGCATCCCAGTCCCATTCCCCCGTGTTCTTGTTCGAGCGCAGGAGATATTCCTTCTCCTCCTCCTCCGTCAGGTCGCGGGATGGGACACGGACATCAATCTCCTCTTGCCCGCGCCCGAGGGTCTTCATGATCGTCAGGCGTTGGTGTCCGGCGAGGATTTTGTTCTTGAGCGTGATGGCGGGGATTTCGACGAGGTTAAAACGCTTGAGCGACTTCTTGAGGTCTTCGGCCTGCTTCGTGGTTAGCTGGCGGGGATTGCCCTCGAACGGTATGAGGTCGTCAATCTTTCGACGTTCCGTCCTCCATTCAAGAGCAGGCAAAGTTTCGAGCATCCGGTATTTCTCCCTTTAGAATATACCGGAATTGCATCAGGAAAGTTACAAGGTGTTGCGTTTTAATAACTTAACTCTCGCATTATGCTTTTCTGTTTGTAAAGCATCAGCGCCCTCGCGCCTTCCGCTCCATGACCAAAAGGAGGAGGCAGGCGCAGAGGAAACCGATGGTCTCGCCAAAGTCAGGAGCGCGCCGGATCAGTTCGTCGAGCATTGGCGCCGGAGCCTTCGCAGTTTTGGGCAATAACGGATAGCCCTCTTGACTGTCCGAGCGATTGAGACGGATGAGACCCTTAAGCGCGCCTGTATCTCGCGATAAGTCATTCCGATCCGGAAATACATCCGCAGAATACGCCACTCCAGTTTTGAGAACTCATTGATCGGGAACTCGCGGTTGTTGCGTTCCCGTATGCTCATGCCCGCCCCCACCCTGTCAAGGTATTCCATGATTCCTCCACTCGGTTTAGTTTTGGATTTTCAGTTACTTTTTTGGCGCCAGTTACAATTTCCTCTCTAATTTTTCAAGCGGAGTCTTTAGAACCTCGACTCGAATCCCGCGATCAACAAAATTAGAAATATCTTGTCGCAGGCCAGAAATTTCATTAAGAATTTCATTGTGCGAAGAAGGTATGTCCTTTAATATCTTTCTCACTTTTCTATCAATTTTTCTTTCAACCCTTTTTATTTCATCCAGTAAGTTATTTTTCTGCTTTCGTAACATGTTTTTCTCCCTCCCGTTTACCCTTTCATGATCTCAACGAATACGCCTTGCCGAGCCTCGCGGAATGTCCGATAGGGGATGTCCGGATGGGTCTGCATAAAGAGCGCCCTCCGCATCTTCCAGTCAGCCGTGGCAAAGCCCTTCACCTCGTGCGCCTCCTGCCGCCCTCCGGCATATTCAACGAGGAAATCGACCTTGTGGCGTCCGGCCACGCGCCCGTCCAGCCCACGCAGGTCAAAGGCAACCTGCCTCCGGAAGTCTCGGATAAGCCCCGCGCGCCGTTTCAATTTCAGTTCGCAGTAATAGCGAGCCTCAGCCCGAGAGTGAAAAAGTATTCCGTCAATCCAGCAGGTCTTCGCGTGATATTTATTCCATGCCACAGACTCGCCTCCTTTGCTCATCCATCCATTCATCAATGCGCCTTTTAGCCTTTTTCGCATTACTCGTTTTTGCGCGATCAACCCCAAAAGCGCGCTCCCAGCCAGCGCGGTATGCTTTAAAGTCATTCGTCCTGTTCCTGTCCCCCTTTCCGTTCATCGCCGCACCAACCCAATCCCCGTCATCTTCTCGTGGATACGGCGAAGCGCGACCTCTTGTTTCTCTGACAGAAAAAGACCGGATTTTATGCGAGGCCGGATGTCCTCAATAAAGCCACGCTCCCAGTCCGTCATCCGGCGCCGCGAGACGTCGATCTCTCGGAGCGCGAACCCATACCATCGCTCTCCCATTATTTTTTCCCACCTTTCCCGAACTTCGTTTCTGCCCACTCCGCCGCAAGCCGTATCAGCATCCCATATTCGTCAATCTGTTCCTGCGTGTAATTGTGAGCCGCCCCGATTTCTGGATAATGTTTCAACCAATGGGCGATAGGATGAGATTCACACCCGATGCTTATCTCGTCGTGTTTCGAAAGGGTGAGGCAATGGATAGAGCCTTGAATATACAAAGGAGAAAAATCCCACGCATCGCCGTAGACCCGCGCATCGCCGTAGACCCACGCATCGCCGTAGACCCACGCATTGCCGTAGACCCGCGCATCGCCGGAGACCCACGCATCGCCGTAGACCCACGCATCGCCGTAGACCCACGCATCGCCGTAGACCCGCGCATTGCCGTAGACCCGCGCATTGCCGTAGACCCACGCATCGCCGTAGACCCACGCATCGCCGTAGACCCGCGCATTGCCGTAGACCCGCGCATTGCCGTAGACCC